GCTCATCATCGAAGAAGAGGTTAATTGCATCTGTTTTACCGTCTGTATAAGGTTCCGAACTGAAACCATAAGGCTCGATATGTTCCATCTCATCTTGGGTGGTGTCAGAATCATATCTTGTCTGAAATTCTCTGAGTTTTAAATCACCCGAAGAGCCTGTAACAGTCGACCGAACTATCTGTGACATATTTAATCCTTAATGGTATTTGCCATCCTGTCCTACAAGCTTAACTTCTGATTTTGATGACCATGATCCATTCTTTTTTGTGACTTTTGACTTTTCCTGAGCAGGTTCATCTGTCTGCCTAAATCCTACAGGTGGAACACATTCAAGAGTGGTAATCATTCCATTGTTATCAAGTGTAAAAGTAACCTTGGTGATTAGCATTTCAATTGCGGAAACGCCAGAACCAACACCATCTCCAAAAGATATATCGTCTTTTATTTTTACAATTGTATTTACTTTCCAAAGGTCACCATCTAAACCATTTTTACCTGTGCGCCATCCTATAACTGTATAAGTTACTTTCTGTGATTGTGCTTTACGATATTTAGATTCCTGCTCTGGACCATTTGATATACCACCATTCATGGTCTGCTCTTTGTAACGATAGAATCTGAATCTTTTAATTTCCTCATCCTGACATTTAGAAATTTGTTGAAGGTCATCACCAAACTTTTTATTATTGCCTTTCTGATCGTTGTCATACCAGTAATGAGAAAAACGCTGACTATAATCCTTTTGAGTTGAAGCTGTCAGAATATTGGTGCCAAGTTCAAGTGTTGCTCCGGATGATTTAGGATCATCAGTATCAACAATTATCAGATTGCCATACTCATCATCCATAAAATACAGGCCAGACGATTTGGTTAAATTCTGAATTGCCTTAAAAACTGTTTCACTGTTTTTAACAGTTGAGTGAACATTTGAATTAACCGCAGCCTTGTTTGACTCACAGACAAGTTTTATTCCATAAGGAGCTATTAACTGAGATACAGCAAGCTTTAAAGGGATGTTTTTAAACTGAGTAACAGCCTTTGTAATATTAGGCTCTACAAAAGATTTGCCTCCGTTAATATTCTTTGTCCAAGAATTATTTTTAATGCTTGATAAGTCATATCCCTGTGGAGCTACGTTACAGTCTACTAAATCCTCTGTCTTACTTCTGCCAACAACTGAAGCTGTCACAGATGTACCGTTATAACTGATTGGAGTTGAGTCAATAAAGCCTGTCAGTACAAGATCATCTCCTATTGTGAGCTGGATTTCATCACCAGAAGTAAACTTTGGAATTTCACTTTGGGCATAAACTTTTGAAGTTATGTCCAGCTGAAAAGTTCTAGATAACGCGTTAATCTCTGAAGTAATAGATACAGATGACCAGTAGTTATATGTAGTTGCACTGTTAACTTTAAGCTGTACTGTGTTTTTTTTGACCATAAAAAAGCCCACAATTAAGTGGGCCTCCATAACAAATTAAAAACTAGTATTTCTCACATTCAATAGAATCATCAGAATGCTGTATACAACGATAATCTTTGCCGTCGATCGTTACTTTTGTTCCTCTACTCATGGGATCAATCATACTGTTAACTCTCATAGTTTGACGTTGCTCTTCTAATGTTCCTAATGATTCAATATCATGCTGAGCAAAACCACAACCTTCTGTAAGGCCATCTTTTGGAGAACAATAAGCATTTGCTGAACTAACAAAGAGTAACATTGCAATTAAAACTATTAATTTTTTCATAGCAACTATCCTTCTTTTCTTGAATTATAGTCTAAAAATTAATGGTTAAAACACTAAGATACAGATTTTGTAATTCTGATTGGAACCTTTTGCATGAACAAAGGAAAATGAATGTTATTACGTCTTATGATTTCATCCACTCTGCTGGTATCGCCATACTGTTCATAAGCTAAAACCAAAGTAGGCTGTGGCTCTTTTGGAGTTACAGTTATGGTTTTACCATCAGCTAGAACCTCATTTGTAAATGTAATGATAAACATTGCTGTAAAGTTCCTCCAGACTTTCATACAGATTACTGTCATCAGTTCCCTGATATATCATTTCAGCTTCAATAACTGAAAGAACTTCATTACGCAGTGCAAGAATTTAATCTTCAGATTTGGTATTTCCGGCAGTATCAGCATCCCCGTCACTCTCACCATCCAGGTTTGTTCCAACAAGAGAAACAATACCGGCTAACTGAGCAAGTAAAGTAAGCCTTACTGAAGTTTTTACAGCTTCAGCTAATTCTGATTTCTGAGTGTTAATATCAGTCTGCCTAAAATCAACTGTTGTTCCTTGAACCGTACCTTGAGCAGTTCCTTGAGATGTCCCAAGAGCAGTGCTGGTGACTGATGAGGTTGTACTTAATTCATCAGAATGAATTAAATTAAGTACAGCATGCCCTGCATTTCTCCAGTTCTGAATAACATTAGAGTAATTGCCTACTCCTAATGAATCAAAAAGGGATGAAACAAAGGAAGAGGAATGGCTCAAATCTGATGCTGCTGTTGTTATAAGATTTGATATGGAATCAGATAAATCAAAAATCTTTGAAAAAGTTGAATCTGAAAGACATCCTAATATATTGAAATATGTGCCATTTGCGATATCTGTTGCAATAGTAGTGTACTGGTCTAAATCCTCTACAGATAGATTGAAAGTATCCAGTACATTTCCTGCAAAGTTATCAGCCCATGTTCTTAACTTTGAGCCAAAATCAAAGCCAGCTGAATGTGGGTATTTAGATTCACCAGCTTCAATAAAAGTCAGAGTGAAGTTAGAAATACGCTTTTCGGCATCCCATGTGATCCTTGGTGTATCAATGGGGTAAACGTTAAGCGTACCTAACCATGGGTGTATAAGCTTACAAGCAGAAACAATACCGTTACTGTCTTTTTTAGGCTCTTCAATGGCATTTATCAGCCTTTTGGTTCGCTGAATATAATCAGTGCCAATAATAAAGCCTGTAACAGTAAACTGTCTTTTAAGACGTCCTAAATCTTCAGTGTAAGGAATATCACGCTGTGGATATTCATGAGTGATATTTCTTCGGCCAAAGTTAAATTCAGAGCTTACAACTTCAAAAGACACACCATTAAAAGAGGCCTTTCGTAATCTGGTAGAAAACATTACAAGCTCCTTAATACACCTGAATTTGTCTTATACTGAATGCGACCGTCGCCATGCTGAGATGTTGACTCAACTTCAGCTGTAGTTCCTTCAGCTGACTTTACATTGATATTGATATCGCCCTTTAAGGCGCCACCAGATGCAGTTGCAAGAGTAGTTGCCGGCACATTCATATTTGAATCATCACCAAAACCAAAGAAGTTTTTAGTTTTATCCCAGCCGTTTGACAGTGTTGAACCTATCTTACTAATGCCTTTTGCTGCAGATTCAAATGGAGCAAAGAATACATCTTTGATTTTGAGCCATAAATTAGCGTAAAAATCGACTAGGCTTAAGAATGTTTCTTTGATGGTGTTTACAGGATCGTTAAATAAACCAGATAACCAGTTCTTTATATCTTCCCACACTGCCTTTATTGGAGATAATGCATTAAGAACATAACTGATCATTTCGCCGAATACTGCTTTGAGTGTTGACTCAGTTACATCTCTAATGTTTCCCCATAAATTAACATAAAAGTCGATAAGACTTAAAAACGTATCTTTAATGGTATTTACAGGATCATTGAATAAATTGGATAGCCAATTTTTCGTACTGTTCCACGCATTTTTTATTGGAGATAATACGTCAAGGATATAATCAATCATTCCGCCAAAACACGATTTGATAGTTGATTCAGTTACATCTATGATGTTTCCCCATAAATTGGCATAAAATCCAACAAGGCTTAAAAACGTTTTTTTAATAGTATTAACAGGATCGTTAAATAAATTGGTTAACCAGTTTTTTATGCCATTCAAAGCTTTTTTTATTTGTGACAACGAACTTAAAATATAAGTGATCATCTTAGTAAAAAAAGCTTTAATTTTTGTGACTGTTGACATAGTAAAGCCAACAAAAGCATTCCATGCATCTTTGCACCATTTGCAGACTGTATCCCAATTCTTATAAAGAAAATAGACAGATGCAACAATAGCTGCAATCGCTGCAATAATGGCAGCTGCAATTAAGACAATAGGATTTGACCACAGTGCAATATTAAACAGAGTTGTAGCTACTGTTACAGCTTTGATTGCAGTAGCTATCTTCAAGAATGCACTAATAGTACCTATCAGGGCAACAACGAATTTACTTGCAAATATTGTGGCTATAACAATCGCTATTGTTTTGACTCCACCAAGATAATTAAAAAGCTTTACCAGATTTTTGGTAAAAGTAACTGTTTGAGAAATTACCTGTTTAAAATCAATCTTTTTAATGCACTCAACAAAATCCTTAACTGATGATGCTATTTCTGTTGCGATCCATTCTCGATTGGTTGCAATCCACTCAGTCATAGATGCAATAACAGGCTCAACGTAAGGTATCAGCTTTAATCCAATAGCCAGGCTAAAACCTGTAACAGCATCTTTTAAACGCTGAATTGTGTCGCCCATTGATTTTGCTTTTAAGGTATCTTCATCTGACACTACAATACCAAGATGTTTTGCCTCGTCTGCATAATCTTTAAGAGCCTGAGAACCATCCTGCAGCATTTGGATAAGTTCCTGTCCAGACTTGCCAAAAGTGGTTGTCGCAATATACGCCTTTTCAGAATTGTTTTTCTGACGTTTCATTGCATCGGCTAATTCTGGCATTAGTTCAGCTGTGGTCTTCATCTGACCATTTGCTTTTTTCATTGAAATGCCTAATTTTTGGAACATTTCAACTAAGGCTTTGTTCTTGCCCTGTGCTGCATTAGCTAAATTCTTATTAAAGATAACCATGCCCTGATCAAGAGCTTCTGTTGAAGAACCTGCCATTTGGGCAGCATGTCTTAAAGTTTGAACAGCATCAGTGGTGGTACCAAGTTTAATAGCTGCATCTTTTACTGAAGAGCCATAATCAGTAAATGTACTAATTGAGCTCTTAACAGTTGCACTTACTGCAGTAAAAGCACCAGCAAGCGGTACAAGAGTTAATGCACCTAACTTTGAAGCATTAGATGCAAAAGCCTGTGATGCCTTTTCAAAGTTTTTAAAAGAACTCTTTAATTTTTTTAACTGTGGTGAAGCTTTATCACTTACAGTAAAAAGAGCCTTAAACTCTTTGATGTTAACTGATGCCATTACTTATTCCCTTTGTGAATTAATCTCATCTGCAATACGATTCGACTGTAAAACCATTTCTTCAAACCGCTCAACATCAAGTTGTTCAATATCAAGCGGTGAAAGATGCCAGAAATACGCAGTCGAATAGATACAGTCAATAAATTGCTTTTCCGTTCTTGGGCTTAATCCCCACTTCCGAAAAAACCGGTTACAACACCTACTGCTGCAGTGAAATCAGGAATTGACATCTTATCTACAGCTGATGGAGGTATTGAAGCAAGAGTAGAAATATACTTTGCAACAATATCAGGATTAAATTTCAGATCGCCTTCTGAAGTAAAAAAGATGGGATAACCAATTCTGCGAATATCACCAACACTAGGCTTTCTGAACTCTAAAACAGATACTGTCTCAGTGCCCATCTCAATAGGCACTGATAATTTTAAGTTTTCTGCAACTGACTTCATTTAGTTCTCTCCTAACGCTGTAAGTGACCATCAAGGCCTGTAAACTCTAATGACACAGTACCGTCTGACGAATTAGCTACAACTTCACCTTCAAGCCATGCACCATTTAAGGTGTATACCCAACCATTGGCAAGCTCTGCAGTAATTGTCATATCATTGCCAGACAGTGCATCAATATCAAAGTCAGGCTCAAGAAATGCAGTACATTTAACATATGGAGCTATATTAGTCTCACTGTATCCTGCCACACCTGTAGAACCTACTTTCTTTTCTTTGGTTGTTTTTAATAAAGGTATTTCGACTGAACCTTCAACAGATAACTGAGCACCGTTAGCTTTAATGTAACAGGTGCCCGCAAATTTTTTACCCATTTAAAAAATCTCCTCTTAATCAGAATACTGTAAACGGAACTGAGCCTGTAACGCAAAAATGCGAAGCTGATTAACAAGATCAGGAGGCAACAGCACATCAAGACGGTTAACATCTGAAGTATTACGCTCTACAATCAGATTCTTAGCGAACAGTTCAGCATTCTCAACAAGGCCGTCACGTTCCATGGCTGAATACTGAGCAATCAGCTCTGAACGAATTACAGAAGGGGTAACAATTGCCTGTCCTGCGCCGTATCTGGTACCGTCATTTGCTAGCTTATGGCGTGCATATTTTGAGGTAATAACGCCCTTAAGACGGGTAATGATCTCTGCTAATGTATACAGAGTTGTGATATCAAGATATGAATTATCTGCATCACCGAACTTGTTAACCTGATATGTGGTGATTGCGCGCTCAATCATTACAGTGCCTGACTGATAATAAATTGTTGCGATTCCATTATGGAGTAAAGTATTTTTATCATTAAAATTAAAACGCTTTTCCATACTTGGTTGCATTAAGCCGTTCAGTTCACCGGTTTGTACAGGACGGGCAGGATCATTAGTAATAAATCCGGCAATACGACCTAAAACAGCGCCTGTCACAATATATGCAGGTTCTGCATTCTTCTCTTCAATGCCGAATACTGTGGTATGCTGGTCATTGCGAGTATTACCAAAAGTAACTAAGCTTTCAGTATTACCTCTGAGAGTTGTAAATACATGACCATACTGCATTTTTGCATATGACCAACGTCCGGTTGAATCATTCATCTCGGTTTTTACAGCATCAAGCGCTGTAGCAGAATTATTTTCAATTCCAATAAACCAGAATGTTTCTGATGCAACAGCCTTAAAAGCTTCTTTATAATCAGGCTCTCCGGCACCATTTTTCATATCATCGATAGTAAGAGTAATGCCAGCAAGATCAGATTCTCCACCAACGTCGCCCTGAAGGTTCTTATCCAATCTGATTTCATTTCCAGTAATGCCAGCTACTTTAGCTGTAATAGTGATTACACTATCTTCATCATTCTTTTCAGCTGTAACGGGTAAATCTTTATCTGCATTGATTGCCTGAGTTAATGCAGTTAGGACTTCATTTGCAGTTGTTCCTGCAGAACATGCAACTGATACGAGCTGAGAACCAATATACAGATAGACTGCTCCGCTCTCTGTTGCTGTTCCTTTAACGGTAATTGAGCCTGTTGATGCAGTAGCTGACTTAATGTCTACAGGTAAACACCATAATTCTCCTGTACCATTCTGATTACGGAATGTCTCTGCCATTAAAGCTAAAGGCGAACCACGACCAAACTTTGTTTTTGCCTGTTCAGTTGAGGTGATTAATGTAGGAACACCTGCTGTTGCAGTTCCAGAAGAAGACATTGAACCGATTAAAAGGCTCTTCTTCTCTGCTGTTGCGGTATTTGCCATTGAATTGTCTACTTCTGCGTAGAACAAAGGAACTCGTACATTTGAAGGTACGTAATTAAATGAAACAGACATTATTGTCTTCTCCTTGGTTTAGTTACCATAAATCTTTATAAATAGTTTGATCTTGTGGCTCCGATTTAGCCTTACCTTCTGTAAGCCCTGTAAGTCTGAGTTTTGCATCTATATTTCCATCCGGCTTATCAGATTCAATTTTGTCTACATCAGCATAAAACTTGTCAAAATTGCCTAAATTCTCATGTTCTGTCTTGATATATGTATCATCCGTATCAAGCATGTACTCTACTGTGAACTCTAACTGTACACACCACATGGCGGGAGTGGATGATGTATCAATAACTCTGTAATTCGCGTATTCATATACACACTGAGGATCGCCATTAGGAGCCCACCCTAACAAAGCTTTGAAAACCTCATCTTTTAAATCTTCAATTTTGTCTGCGCCTTCCTGTCCTCGAACATCAAGACTAGGAACACATAGAACCACTGCTATAGTCGCTGTTGTTAACTGCTTATATGAGTTTTCTGAACTCTGTAGGGTTTTAGGATCTTCTGACTGGGTAAATACATAAGCACATGGAAGTTTCTCAGGGTGAACAACTGACAGGCTGACCCATTGAAGTGCCCCATAGACACGTTTGCTAAGTGATGGGCATCGCTCTCTTAAAGCTTTGATAGTTGAGCTGACTCGCATCCTATTTTCTCCAAATTTTTATGCCCTCTGTCATAGCGCTGTCTATGATTTCTTTTATTTGTTTTTCGTTCTGGGTCGTTGCTGTTTCAATGAAGTTTTTTCTTGGTTTAAGTCGTCCGTCTTTTCGACCATAATTTAAAACCGCAGGATAAAAGAAACTGTCTTCAATCGTTGATACTTGTACACGTGACCACAGATGATCTTTTCTTTTAGAATTTTTAATACGAACATGACGTCTCATACGTCCTGTATTACGTCCGGGATATTCGCCAGCTTTTGAAGGGCCCTTTGATGAAATCAGTTTTTTAGACTGCTGCTGTACGATTTTGGATGCCTTCTTAAGTCCTGTCATTACGATTTTTCTGTCAAAATCCATGACATCAAGGCCTTTTGGCATTTTTACACCAACATGAAAGAACTCACCCATCTGCTAGTCCTGCCATATTGTTAGCATTTACAGTTTCGTTTTGAATTTCACCGAGTTCACGAGCTTCAACCATGGTAAAAAAGTTCTGACCATTGCACTGTGTTACCCTGATAGGAATATATGTAATATCGCCTTCTTTTATCAGAATACTTCGGCCTAAACTTCTTGCATCTGTCATTCCTTTAACAGAACGGAACCAGAAACGGTGTGTAGTTTTGTTCTCTGTCTGAATATTATTGAAATACATTGAGCCTGTAGGTTCAATTTTGCAGAACACTGTACATATAAGCTCATCAATACTCTCAACTTCATGACCGTTAACAGGATGATCAATTCGAGAATATATGCTGACTCTGTGCCTTAATTCTCCAGCGGTGGGAATTGATACGCTCATTACTCATCCTCTCGAATATATTTAATATAAGGATCAAGAAGGTGCTTGTGAAAGGTACTATATGTAGCTTGTTCTGACAGCTCTCTGTGTGCGTATAAATCGCCTACAAGGCATAAAATAAACTGCTTAACAGTTAATGGAATATCCCCATTTGGGGATAAAGTTGACACAGCCTCATCATCGAATCTTTTAATAATTTCTCTCTGTAAAATCTGCTCTGCCTGTTCTGTAGCTACAATAATGTAATTACGAATAAGATCATCTTCAAATGTATCATCAACCCTTAACTGAGTTTTAGCCTCTTCAAGAGTGCATGGAGTCTGAGAGATATCAGTTATTGGGCTTGGAGTGTAAAGAGACATTATTAAAAAATCCTATAAAAAAGGGGGCATATGCCCCCAATGCTGACTGCAAGCTAAATTATGCGGTTGCAGGAATAGCAAAATCACCACCGTTAATTGCCTGTGGCATCTCGTAAGCAACGCCTAAACGGCGCTCAACTCTGATAGTGATTAAGTTCTGAGTGAAGTTAACATTGTCTGAATCTGACATTGCAACGTTTAGAGCCTGTCTGTCGTATACAGTAGCACCTAAAGAGATGTTGCCTAAGATATACTTGCCGGCAGTTACAGATGCAGAAGTTACAACAGGAATACCCCATAATGACTTAGTTGCAACTGATTGAGGACCACCAAGGATGTAACGCTTCTGACCGTCTTTTAGCATTGCAAGCTTTGTCCAATCAGATGGATTTAACAGGATCACTTCTGGAGTAATGTATCTACCCTCAAGCTCTGCCTTATTCTTTAATACGAAGTCAAACAGAGTTGAATCTGCTGCAAAATCTTTAGCTACAATCTGCTTACCTATAACAGGATCATTATAGTTACCAGCATGGAGTAAACCTTCAAGTTCAGTTGAACCGCCTGTACCGGTAACGAGCTGAGAATCAACACGAGCCTGTAAACCGTACTGCATCTTCTGCTCAATATAAGCAGCCAAAGCTGGAGCGTCTGCTGCAAGCTGATTTGTGATTCTTGTCCAGTGGGCAATAGTTACAATCTTTGCAGTTGCAAGTGAAGTAGCCCCGAATACAGATTCAGGCTTATCATTCTTTTCAGCTACAAGTGCAGCATTGTTTGTAAATGAACCTTCCTTGACGTATTCAACTGAATTTGAAGTTACAGGCACATGAGGGAATAAGTTCTCAATAATCAATGGAGCTTCTGGAGAAACAACCATACCAGGCTTTCTGTAGGCTGGAATATTGCCATAATCTGAAGTCGCAGCATTAGTGTCAGCTTTCTTTTCAAAAGTAAATAATGCTTTTCGATTATTACTAAAATTCTCAAATGCTGCAGACTTGGTAAATGCCTGTCCTAGTGAAAGAGATGCTGTCTCTGCTGGGACTTCAACAGATTTCTGTGCTGTGTCTGCTAAGGCTTTTGCAAGTTTGACCTGTTCATCACCAATACGTTTAATCTCTGCCTCAATGGCTGATTTTGACGCTTTATTATCGGAGATTACATCTTCGATTTTTGCATCTATGGTCTCAAGCCCCTTTAAAATATCGTTATTTTCCATTTTTTATTTCCTGTATTTCATGAAAATTGACTTGATGCGTTCATCAATGTCATTGTCTACGTGATCGTGTGTTTCTCTGTCAGCATCACACTGATTTAGCACACGTTTGGCTACAGATATAATCTCTTTAGCCTTTGAGCGAGAAAAGCCAGCATCACGCAGACATTTCTCAAAACCTTTAATATCATTACAGTCATTAAAATCTGCTGACTTATAACTTGAAATTCTTGCATTGTCATCGGCAGGCAGATTTACAACTGAAATCTCATAAAGCCTGTCAATTGCCTTAATTAAGCAACCACTACACAAATCATCAGGATCTTTTTGTTCATAGCCTTCTTCGGAACATGAAAAGCAGATTGATAAACCGGTCAGCGAGCCAAACTTAATTGCGTCAAAAACTTCTTTTGCTTTAGCGTTATTTAAATTCAGCTGTCCTTTAACTTTTAAGCCTACATCATCAACTGACATCTCTGTCCATTTGCCAATAGGCACAGACATTGGATCATGACCATACAGCATTGTAGGTAAGTCGCCTTTTGTAATTACATGATCAAATGCTTTAGGCGCAATGGTATCGCCGTACGAATCAACTCCATTGAATACTGAAGCATATCCTTCAATGATGCCTTCATCAGAGATTTCAAGTTGTGACTCTTTGGCACTCTTATTGAATTTCATTTATTTACTCCTTACTGTTTAGTAGGGTTTTCTGTAATTGGTGTCTGTGATACCTGAGACGCATCAGCCTGGCCTAACTGCTCAAGAGGAAATAAATTACTCTGAGCTGTCAAAGTATCACCGTCTTTAACTGGTGGTAAGCCTTCTTCAACGCGGACTTCATTACGTGTCTTCCAGCCGTTCTGCACTGCAGTTGCTGCAATGCGACTGCGAGCCTCATCATTAGCACGGTTAAGAAATGACAGACGGAATTTAACAACATGATTGTATCGTTCTTCAACACATGGGACACGCTTCATGATTGCCTGTTCAAGGCTTATAATCATGGGCAGAATGGTTGACTTGTAAAAGTTTGCTGTAACCTGCTCAATGTTTGACCCTGGTGCTCCACCACTTGAATTGACAAGAGCAGATGGAACTCCAAACCAACGGCAGATTTCTTCGACACTGAATTTTCGCGTGTCTAATAATTGCTGTTCGGCAGGATTAAGGCTTAGCTGCTGAAAAGACATATCTGCAGGTAATACAGGTATCTTGTCATCATTCCTCATCTTTTGAAATTGATCGGCAATTTCACCTTTTTGTTTGTCGGTTAAAATCTTAGGAGTAGTCAGAATGCCACTCATTTTTCCTTTTTTGTTGAAAACTGATACAGCAGTTCTTTGAGCAAAGTTAGATTCAGCCAAAGAAATTTTCATAAAATCCAACTTCTTTAGACCGGTAATGCCGTTACCCATGCATTTCCAATGCAGTATGTCAGATGATTTATAGTCCTGATAATGGTCGTTCTTATCAAGATAACGATAAATTAACTGACCATTTGAAGGATCTCTGTAAATCTGCATCTGCTCTGAAGACAGAGGATATATGCCTTTTACTTGTCCTTTTTTGTCTCCTGTCCATCTGGAGATTAACGCATAAGCATTACCATGCAGACAGTAATTAACAACCATTGCAGAAAAGAACTCATACGGAGTCATATCAGCGTTTGGTGACTCTGACAGAATATAATTAAGATTGCATTTTGTATCAGCGTTCTTATTACCTTTACCGTCAACAATAAATACATCACAAGGCAGAGATGCAATAGTGTGACTTAAAAGATCAATACAAGCCCATACAGTAGGTATCTGTAGAGCCATATCCGGTGAATATGCATTTGTTCCTTCAACGATTGGCACCATAGGGCTGTTATTCTGCCAGCCAGAGTGATCACCTGTAGTGCCACCCCAATTTGTCAACCATTTAAAAACATTCATATTTTTTTACCTGTAAATCTAATAAGCTAAGTCGATATTTAAACTGCCTTCAAGATAATCTGTTGAAACCTGCATAAAAATAGCCTGTCGTAAAGCCATGATTAACGCTACAATGCCATCAATTTTATTCTCTGGGTTTTCTTTTCTTGGATAAATATTATCTTTGGCATCTAAATGTGCGACAACGTTCGAGGCCATCCACTCAAGAACAGGATTTCCATCAGTGTGTAGCAGTTTCTGATAAATCAAAGCCTGCATTTCTTTCATAGCTTCGCTGAAGTTCTGAACGGTAGGCTTAATCTCAACCATGGTCAAACCTTCATTAGCAAGGTTAGAAGCTAACTGATATGCCTGCCAAGGATCAAAAGCTATTGCTAAAGTGTCATAATGCTGGGCATCTTCTTTGATATAATCTTGAATAAGCTCTAAATCATTAATAGAACCATCGGAGACATGGATTAAGTCCTGTTTAACCCATCCTTGATATTGTGAATTTGTAGAACTGTTTATTCTATCTTCAGGTAGCCAGAACTCAGGAAAAACATAGAAGTGAACCTTGCCAACCTTGCCATCATTCTCTTCTCTCCAGAAAAGTCGCACTAAAGCTGTGATATCTGTTTTAGCTGCAAGGTCAAGGCCATAAATGCAGTGACATCCCTCAAAATCATCAAGAGTTACATCTGTTCTGATAGCTTTTCGCCATTTATTCATCTGCAGAAAAGCGGTGTCAGCGTTGCACCATATATCAAGGTGCTTTGTTTTGAAGTTATTTTCTGAGCTGGGATTCTCCATGGCTTTGCGCAAAGTCGATAATATCGCCTTGGGCATCACTGATATATTCCAGTTAGGATTAGCTTTTTGCAGTGAGCTTTCTTCTCTCCAGTCGTCGCCTTCATCAATCGTATAGATAATGCCGAAATGAGTATCATCTACAACGGAAGTATTTAACAATTTTTCAACGTACCGTCTTATCTCGTAACAGATACCGTTAATAAGAAATCCTGCTGTGGTAATCATCCACATAATTGGCTGTGTACGCTTACCGATTGAAGTCTCGACAACGTCATACACTTCACGAGTTTTATGGGCATGAAGTTCGTCGATAATTGCGCAATGGGTATTCAAACCGTCAAGGGTTTTACCGTCTGCTGACTTTGCTTCAAACTTTGAATTAGTACCAGGAATGACCATTGAATGAGCTAGAACATTCAATCCGTATGCTGCACGCAAATCAGGATTTTTACGAGCCATTGCCTGAGCATCATTAAAAACAATCTTTGCCTGATCGCGAGTTGTTGCAAATGAGTAACAGTCAGCACCCATTTCATTGTCAGCACACATCATGAATAAACCGATGCAGCTTAATAAAGTTGACTTGCCGTTACCTCTTGGGACTTCAATATATGCTCTCTGATAACGCCTGAGATTGTTATCATCAACCCAGCCGAATACTGTGGTAAGAATAAAGATCTGCCATGGCTCAAGTACTATCTTTTGACCAGCTTTTTCAGCCTTTACGTGACAGAGCATTTCAGAAAACCGACAAGGTCTTGATGCAAGATTTACATCAAAGTGATACTGCCAGCGTTTTCTTTTAAGATCGTTCTTCTGTCTCTTGCATGCTTCAATAACATAACGACAAGCAGGGATCTTCTTAGCCAGTACGTCGTTAATATAGCCATTAGCGATGGCGATATAATCACGTTTCTGCATAGCCTATAAATCAAGAAAGCTATTCTTGTTATCTGAATCTGACTTTGTTATAGATACTTTCGAGCGAGATGCAGGAGTAAACCCAAGCTCGGTCAGATAATTCTTTAAAATATATTTCAGCTCGTTTTGCTGTTTTAGTACGGGGTTTACAACACGTTTGCCTGTTTTTTCGTCTGTAAGCATTAAACCTTCATGCTGAAGTATCGCTTCTAACTCAAGGATCTTAGACACTGTGTCAGCCCACATCGCAAAAACAGTGTAATCTAGGCTTGAAACCATTCCATCCGGCATCTGTGATATTGCAAAATCCCAATGTTGCTTTGCTACATCATTAAGCCATGACGGAGCTGATACAACTTTGATGTCTGTCTGAGGTTTAGGCTCATTTAAGTTTGTTCGACAAGGCTGTAAAGTTCCCTGCAGTTTTTTAATTACAGTTGGTTTTCTTGGTCTTGCCATTATTTTTTACCTATCTTTATACACTTGAATAATTTTTCTATAAATCAACAAGTAAATTACTCCCATTTTGCACGCGTGTGTAAAGAACTAACGGGGCGGTTACATTCTTGTGTATGAACTTTTTTAACTCCCCCTACGGGTCTTGAGAAAGTTACTGTCTTCAATTGCTGTCTTTCTGCTGTGGCATTCATGACATAAAGCCTGTAAATTCTTTAAATTCCAGAACTTATTCATGTCGCCTTTGTGAGGAACTATATGATCAACATCTGTAGCTGGTTTGATTCTGCCGTGTTTGAGACATTCAACGCATAGAGGATGCTCAGCAAGAAATGTCTTTCTGAACTTCTCCCATTTACTTGTATATCCTCTTTCTCTTGAAGATCCTCGATGTTTATCAAACTCATTTGATACTTTTGTTTGATGTTCTCTACAGTATGCTGAACCTTTAACTGCATATTCTCTGCATCCGGCATACTGACATGGTTTTAAAAATAAATTAGGCATATATTAAGAATTAGAAAGCACAGACAATCTGCGACAATCATCTGTGCTTTGGTCGTTTTATATACAAGGATTTGTTATGAATAATCAGCAAGAAGCCATTGCTAATGCAGTAAAAATCATTAAAAAGAATCTGCCTACTGGAGAATTTCTGAAAAACAATAAACTCTCAGAAGACTTAAAGGCTATTTATAAATCTGTTGACTACATCAAGGGATATTTTGAAGCTCCAGCTTTTTCTATTTTTCAGTATGGTTTCAGATATTCTCCAGAACAGATTCAGAGAATGTGTAAAATTGTTCAAGGCTTTGACAAACTAAAGTCACTTGATACAAGGTGTCAAACCATATTCATGGTGTACTACAGAAATCAGCAAATTTCCGTATTAAATAATGTGCTTGCTAGTTATGCTGACAAGGATTTTGTTGAAATCCAGAATAATATTTCAGGACTACCTTTAACAGCAAAAGAAAAAGAAGAATTAGGGCTAATAAAAGACGAAAGCCGTAAATACTTTTATTATTCAACAATCATTTCTGTAGTTTTAGCGGTTGCCCCATTTATTGGACCTAAAGCTTATGAATATGGCAAAAATTTTATATCCGGAACAAATTTTGTACAAGAGTATCAAGAACAACACCAAACAGAACAGTTACCGAAAAAAGACCAACTACCCATACAACGGAATAATAATCAGTCAGAGAAGACCAAGCAGAGTAAAGATTTGGAGAGCTTGCAACCAAAGCAACAGCAGGAAAAATAACTGATAAATATCTTAATATTTTTTTCATTTGCTTATGCTCCCATACCACTCAATCAGATTGTTGAGGTAAGTAGCGTTAATGTCGCAGTCTTTCGCCACAATCATCTGGTCATTAAGTAATTTCTGAAATGCTCTTTTGTCTTTTCCACTGCAGTCACATTTACCTTGTGATACTGAGGAGGAAGCGGAGGCATCTTTGGACAGTGTTGCTGTGTCGGAATCGGTGTACTCTGAGAACTGCAACTGCAGAGCATTAAGCTCATCGATAGCACTAGCATAACGTTTTTCAAGATCATCCAGGTCTTCCTGCGTTTTTGCTGCATTGATTTGCGTTGTCTTCTGGTGCTCATGTTCAACCTCCAGCCGTTGAATCAGATTAGCTCTTTCTTGATCCAGTGCATATTTCGCAACATTCAGACGTTCAATTTCTGCCTGATCGTCTCTTGCCGAATAGCCGGTCAGAAAACCGACAGCAAAAGCTAATGCACCAGCAATCAATGTATTCTTAATGGATAACATTGGGAAACTCCAGAAACGAAAAAAGCCCACATTTCTGTGAGCTTCTTTTTGACATTTTTAGACTAAGAAAGAAATAATTTAGCTTCTGCTTTTCTGCGCCTGGTTAAACCTTTACTCATGTTTAGCTACAAAGCTCAACAAGCCATCTAGATGGTCAACTTTTAAATATACCTGAGCATCGATAGTCTGCTGTCTGGTGTTTTTTAACATGATATTGTTAGCTCGTCTGATGCGAACATACTCAAGCACAAGATCATTACCTTCATGCCAATCCGCTCCTTCAAACAAGTAAATTTCAGCAACTCGTCTGCGTAAGAGACCTGCTAAATACTTACCACTTTGTGATTTGTATTGTAAAAACAAATCAGAGTTAGGAACACCACTCTTTAACGACTTCCATAAGCTTGAATTAGTTAATCGAGTAATTCCGCAGTTGTAAGTAAAGCTTAATAGCGCATCAAACTGATTTTGATTAACTTCAATCTCATCAGCGTCAACTGCTGCAACAAGAGCCTTTTCAAACTTCTTTAGATCTTGAGAGAATACAGCTTCTGCTTTAGTAAGTGACCACTTATCACTTACTTTTACATCCGAGCCATAATGACCATAACCGATCGTATAGTACTTCTCATTATCTGTAGCTTTGTAAGCCTTTTCTGAGTAAGTCTCAAAGCTCTTGATTAAATCCTTACAATTATCACTTGCTTGCATACTCATAGCCTAGATACTCACATATAGATTGAATAGCTTCGTCAGCGCCATAAGCGATGACAACCTTATAACCAATTCTTGCTAAACGCTCATGCCATACTTTTTGTTCATCAGAAACATGAGACATGCTTTTAACAGCTCTCTTCATCTCTATAAATAGACCTGCGTAACCTTGCTTGGGAACTGCAAACATAAGATCAGGAACACCTGCTCTTACGCCTTCACGTTTCATGCGATAAGCTTCTTGAGAAAACTTTGCTGTAGTTTTACGTCTTGAACCACCATTTGGTATTGCAAATAAGAACTGACCAATAGTGTCATTTCCTATCTTTTGATGATCTGCCCATGCAACCACTCTCTGTTGTTCAACAGTCTCTAAAGGGCAAACTTTCATTACCGTCTCCAAAGACAAATGCAGATAAAGCAGATCACACTTATGATTGCATATACCATTGGCACGCCAGCAATAGCTGCTATTAAAGCAAAACCAAATTCAAAAGCATAAGCTCCAAAGTGCAACAAGTTGTTTCTCATTTTGTTGCTCCTTTAAGGTATTTCTTAGAGATAAGCTCAAAAATATGACCTGAGCCTAAGAAACCAAGTGGAATTGCATACGCTATTGCATCTTTGTAGTTAAACTTCTCGGTGCCAAACCTCCATGCAAGCCATGTAATAGATAAAGTACCAGCACCACATAATATGGCATCTAATACGCGCTCTTTGGTTGTAGGAGGATATTGCTGTAGAGTAGAACGAAGAAAGGCTATTAGTGCGCCTGTAATTCCTGCAAGAATAAAATGGAAATAAGGCAACTGCAATATATCATCAAACATTTGCCTTTCTCCATATACGAAAAAACCTGCCAAAAGGCAGGTTTTTCACACTAAATTATCTCGTATGTAATACATTGAATCAGTGTTTTTACCCTGTAATCACACTAATCCACTGTATTGTTTATAAGTCTATTTCATAAAAACGATCCGTTAACGATCCGTTTTATAAAAAATTACTAACTTATTGAAAAGTAATAAAATAAAGTTTAATAAAATTGTTGATTGACACAAAATATGGCAAAAAAATATAAAAAGACACAAAAATATAGATATAATCATAAAGTTAATAACTAAAAGGATTGTCGATGTCTATTTCTTACCAATCTTCATGTGGTCAAATATTTATTTGCGATTTTAAAGGTTATATTCCAAATGAGATTGTTAAAAAAAGACCTGTTATAGCAATATCAGCGCCTACATATCATCTTAGAGGAGCAAAGATTTGCCATGTAGTACCGTTAAGTACAACAGAACCAAGTCCTATCAGAGAATTTCACTACAAATTGGATAATTTAAAGATTCCAGGATTTCCATCTGAAACAGCTTGGGTAAAATGCGATCTGATATATACAGTTTCATATGACAGGTTAACTGCTCCATACTTTGGAAAAAATCCAAATGGTAGTCGAAGATATGTAACGCTTAAAGTAAGCAAAGATGATTTAGATAAAATTAGATCATGTGTTCTTAAAGCACTTCAATACGACTTGAAAAATTATTATTTTTCTATATAATAAGAGCAGTTCCTAGGCTTGTTTATCAAGTTTTAGCTTAAATCCGCTATAAGGCTGTTTGTAAGTCCAAAATAGATGGTCGTTACTGAAGAGATAAGCAATCTGAAGTAATGGATAAGGCCCTGTGCATTGCATGGGGCTTTATCGTTTCTAAGGCTCGAACACAAGCAATCAATTCTTAGTTAGCTTTTATTAGCTTTTAATTTTATCATTCATAAAGCAGTATTTATAAAGCTATGCAACATCTTATCTTTAAACTTCATCTGTCTAAAGTTAGCTCTTTCCTGATCTTGCGTGTAAGCAATAGTTTTAGGCTCAAGATGAGATAAGTGCTCAATACCTAAAGCCCAGCGTATGGCAAGTGTAGGATCTTTTTGAGCGCGTCTGTAATGTCTGCATAAACGTCTGACTTTCTGATAAGAGAGATTTAAAGCGTTGCAGCACTCACATAGAGAGCGGTATTCAATACCGTTGTATATGAAGGTCCTCATTTACACTCCTTAACGCAATCTACATTAAGAGGTGTCTCATGCTCTTGGTTGTATACCTGTACAAGATGCGAAAGAACTAACTTTTCGCCCAGGATGATTACATCTCTCACTGCCATGCCTGTAAGGTAGCGTATAGCATTATCGTATGGAGTAGCATCATATCTGTCTTTATAACGCGCTCTTGTTGTTCTAATACTGTGGTCATGCTCTTTAAGTACTGACAAGATGTCATACTCATCAAGACCTCGAATGTAGTACATTGAGAACAACTTGTACACCTGAGGTCGTGTTTGCTTTAACCTGCACATACAAGCTTCAATTACAAGTGCACTCTCATCGTCGATAATATAGTCTTCATGGGCAGTTGCTGGACAGTGATATCCTACAGCACCAAAATATCGTGCCCATAAACCGTAGTTGTGCAGAAGACTTAAATAATCAGATGAGTAACCATCCTGTATTGCTTCTATGATGTACTTAGTTAGCATTTACCTTCCTTACGCGCTCGACTTATAAGCACTCCTAAATTCCGTCAATCTGGTACATTCTAAAAGCCTTATCTGCAGGTACATTTGGAATGATTACAAGATCTTTCAATGTGAGATTTGTATTACCTGTGATGATCTCTAATGCTTTAGCTTTAACATTTGGAGTAATAACTCTGATAAGAGCATTTGAATCACGTGTTTTAAAAAATCCCATTTTTGAGATAGTCTCACGATCTTTCTCACTGTTCTTAAGTGTGCTCTCAGGTACAGCCAGTACTGTGAAATTGTTAGCAGCAGAACGTCTTAAATCAATAAAGAGCTGTGGCTGTAACACCAGCATGTTAGTAAGAGCCATAGCATCGTTTAATGCTCTGTGAGCTTTGTAAATAAAACGATTATGAGCAATGATTTTTACAAGGCCACATGATTTATAACCATAGCCTAACCAATCAATACCAATCATTGAGCAAGCCCAAGGTATCTTGCGCATTGGTTCACTGTCTTTAAAGATTCTGTCAAAGAACGGACAGTCAAATGCAGCATTGTGAGATATCACAAGATTTACATCAGAGAACAGCTTAAAGATCTTTGCATAGTTAAAATCTTCACCTGCCACCATCTCATTGGTAATACCTGTGATATCAGTAATCATTGGAGAGATTTCTTTTTTAGGCTGCTTAAATCCTTGATACTTGTCAGTGATTTGAAAGATCTTACCATCGTCTTTAGAGTAGGTAACTTTGAGAAAGCCTAACTCGATAGGATCATCACTAAACCTGTCTAAGCCTGTAGTCTCAAAATCCAAGATAATGGCTTTGCCCACCTTTTCGTTTGGATATTCTTTTCTGTACAGAAAGATTGAGCCATACTTGTTACTTTCACTAGGCTCTTCAATAGCCTCTGGAGGTATAGGCAACCTTCTGTCAGGTGGAATGTTGTCATAATCAAAATCTTTGCCGTACATTAAAAAACACCTCTCCATACCTGTCTGTTGACTGCATCAGCGCCATATTGAGCTATAAGCGCTGACATATACTCGCTGTTAGCAAGCATTTCCTTGGTAAGCACACTAGGCATCTGCATTTGAGCCTTACCTGTGTCTTGGCATCCATGCACGCTGTCACTGTCACGATTGTTAGCTAAAGATGTGGGTTGTGACAACGTACATGAATCTTGTTGTGCAGTAAGTGGCTCTTCATAAACAAAGTCACTTTGCTGCTTAAATCTTTGTCGAGTTTTCTTAAGATTATTAACCCAGTGCTCACATAGTCTTGTAAGCTGAGATAATGAGATCTCTTTACGGTTTCCTCTTTGATATCTCCATGTACCGTCTTTGACGTAGTAAGAGTGCATCTTCTCGATTAACTGCTCTACGTCTGATGCAGACAGCTTGTAAATATCACTAAGGGTCTGTCTTAGAGTTGAGGTGATAACCTCGTTCTTGTTGTTCTTTTCATCAATATTGTCAAAAGCATGCTCATAATCAACAAACTCACTGTTGATCATCTCACCGCGCTCATCATAGGTGATAAAGAGCTCAATACCACGAACGTTCTTTTTGACGATTCTGACTTTTTGATTTTGTGGCTTTAGAGCAACAGTCTGTTCCTGAAGTTCAAGCTCGTGAGCCTGATTTTCAAAAACTTCCCCTTGCTTCTTACTATTAAGATCAGATCTATATATATATTTATTTTTATCTATATTTAGATCTTTATTATAGGAGTGTGACAAATTGTCGCACCCCCTGTGACAATTTGTCGCACCCATGTGACTATTTGTCACCCTCTCAACAGAGTTTTCCACAGGCTCTAAAGAGTTTTCAACAGGATCAACTTTCTTGGTTTTTGACTTCTTTTGCATCTTTTTAATCAAAGAAGGCTGCATAGCTTCAACTCGAACTTTCTCAGCATCTTTCATGATGTTGGTAGTTAAAAGCTTGATGTTGCCTACGTCAGTTTCGTCAATGTATACGTAACCGCGCTCTTTTAAGGTCTTTAAAGAGCGTTGTATAGTTCTACGAGGCATATTAACCTTAAGAGCCAGGTTATTCATTGTTGAATAATAGCCATTCTTAAAAGTAGACAATGCAACCAAGATAATCTTTGGAGCTGGTGCTAATTCCAACTGCATCAAATCATCTGATACATACGAGGTAATTGTGTCCATATACTATCCTTACTTTGATAAGGTAGAAGGTTCTTTGTTCCAGTCAGGCTCTTTTGCCCAAACCTGTAGATTTGGATATTCAGTCTTAAAGTACATCATCCAACCGCGAGGTATACCTTTCTTTAACCATCCCAATACAGAAGGAGCTTTAATACCGCAGATCATTCCTACTTTTGTAGGACCGCCTAGCTCATCTATAAGAGTTTGAGTAAATACCGGATCTTTTAAATTTCGTCTTTTCATCTACATAAATCCAAAATTCTGCCACTATATTATGTTAGTTTTAACTAAATAAAAATTCAAGGCATAACTACTAAAATATATCCTACAATTAGATATAGCTAAAGAAAATTGTGGGGTTGTTAGATATGTTTGACTTTTCTCAACTGTCAGATCGTATTAACTACGGTTTAAAAAAGAGTGGAAAGAATCAATCTAGACTTGCTGAAGAATGTGGCGTTAAATCTTCATCTGTAAATGGATGGACAAGTGGTAAAACTAAAGATTTGATGTCTACTGTAGCTTACAAGGCAAGTCGTTCCTTAAATCTAAATCTTAATTGGCTCATCACCGGTAAAGGTGAACCTGAGGGTGATCCTGTAGTTGCATTGGATGATGATGAAACTCCATCAGATGATTATGTGCAGATTAAAGAGTACGGTGTTAGATGTGCTGCAGGTAATGGCTGTGAACCTACTTATGAAGAACAGACTGAGAGTGTGCCTGCGACGTATCGCCGATCATGGTTTCAGCGTATTTGTGTGAATCCTGAGCATTGTAAAAGATTTATTGTCTCAGGTGACAGCATGGAGCCAATTCTTTTTCCCGATGATAGAATTTTAGTAAATATGGCAGATACAAGCCCCATACATAATAACCATGTTTACGCTATCGTCTATGGTGATGAAGTAAGAGTAAAGCGCCTAATACAGTTAATGAATGGCGATCTAATTATTCATTCCGAAAACCCTCAATACCCAGATGAAACTATACACAAAGGTGATGAGATCAACTTCCGAATTATTGGTCGCGTTATAGATAAATCGGGTAGCGGTGGGTTGTAAAAATTTTGACTTTGCGTTTTCAATCTTATATAGTTGCGTCAGGTCACGACATAATAACAGCGAGGTTGATAAGATGAATATAGTGCTGTTTTTAAGAAGCTTTGCTCGTTGTTGCTTCTTTATTACAACTAAGAATAGACAATCTGATTTAAACAAAGCTAAGTATATAGCCTCATTAGATCGTATTGAAGAAAACCTAGACAAAGAAGAAGAGCTAGGTTATCAACGTCACTTTATTACTGTAGGTAATAGAATAAGACGTGCTGCCAAGGAATTATCTAATGTCAACTAATAACAATCAGATAGATAAAGATAATTCAGCTAAAATATTAGTAAACTCGAAGAGGTAGCAAGTATGAACGCTCTCCCATTAGCAGGATATATAGTTCAATACTGCATAGACAGAAAGACACCTGTAACTAATCTACAGTTGCAGAAGATTTTGTATTTTGTGCAGTTACAGTCATTGAAAGAGACTGATTTTAAAGAACCAATAATGGAAGATCCTCAATTTGAAGCTTGGATGTTTGGTCCTGTAATAAGAGAAGTTTATTTAACTTATTGTCTCAGTGGAGCTTATCCTATTATTTTTCAGCCAAAGGATGCAATAGTTGAGGACAGTGACATTCCTAACTATGTGAATAAAGTTATTGATTTAGCCGTAAAAAGAAAGCCTTGGGATCTTGTTGAAATTTCTCATAGAGATAATGGAGCTTGGAAAAAAACTTATCAGAAAGACCATAAGTTACCAATAAATGATGATCTTATTATTGAAGATGCTAAAACTTTAAAAGAAAAATTAATATGATAAAAGATCATAGAACAGAGCTTCTTTCTTTTATAAAAGAAGTTTCTGAAACTGAAAATTTTACATCTGATAAAGTTAATAAAAATATCAAGGTTGTTCGTTCGATATATGGCGAAGGATGGCGTCATAGCTATTCCGTTATAACACAGTACTTTTTAGAGTGCGTACCTCCAGAGCGTCTTCAAGATTATTTAACTCAAGCATCAGCTAATTTAACCTCTATACTTATTAAATTTGAAGATGATTGTCCTTCAGAAGATGATAAAGATCCTTGTTATAACAGATGCCACAGAAATCTCGAAAAGCTGATTGATCATATTAGTTTAGAGTCGATACGGTTGTCTTATACAAATAAGATAAAAGAAGATTCACTAAATTCTTACATCAAATTACAGAAGGATACGGATAAACTGCAGAATGACACTAAAGACCTGCTGGAGAAAACAAATAAGGCAAGCGAAAAAATTAAAAGTATTTCTTATAAATTAGCAAATATAAGAATAGAAACTGTTACTCTTTTAGGTATCTTTGCATCTATCGTAGTGGCATATGTAAGTGGTTCTTCACTCTCAGCTGCTATATTTGCAAACATGGATAAGGTTGACACGCCATTATTGTGTTTTCTTACTGTCTTAATTGTTATTTTTATATCAAACCTCGTTTATTATCTTTTTGCTCTTTTAAGAAAGATAAATGGCTTTGAAGAGCCTAAAACACCTGTATGGCTGTATAACTTAGTACTAGGCTGTGTAGCTTTAGTCTGCTTTGCCTGGCATTGCTACACAGCGTTCTGGATTTTTACTTACTAAAAATCTCTTTTAAGATCTCAAAGCACTCATCTCCCTCTTTGTAACGCTGTTCAATCAACTCTTTAAGCTTCATAGCCTGTAACTCTGATACAGGTTTCTTTCCATTCTCCATAATTGAGATGTAATTACTACCAACACCAACTTTTTCACCTAACTCACTGGTAGTTAAGCCCAATGCCATTCTTAAACGCTTATATAACTTTCCATCCATGATTTAATGTCCTATAATCGGAGTAGGTGGGGCTCTCACCCCACCTTGCTTTCTAGCTTAAGTGCTTAAACAGATTATAAAGTTGCCAAGCCTTTTCTCTGTTACTTTTGCTAGAAAGTATCCAAAGGATAGTTAACATCAAAGTTAAATCATTCTCATCCATTTGAATATCTCCGTTAGTTGAACATCTCTTTTTGAGTCCCCGTTCTCATTGAACGTGCTTATATTATAATACTATTTATTACTTTTGTAAATAATTCTATTAAATCACATCAAAATTTTAGCAGCTTTTCTTTAATTAAATTCCTTTATTTTTCAATACTATAAAATTTTCTTTAGTTTTTCCTGTTGCAATTTAGTTAGTTTTAACTAAGATCTTTAATAAAGATTAGCTAAAACTAATAATTTACAGGTATTCTGAAATGGCAACACTAAATTTATCTCTCGAAGTATCAGATATTCAGATCTCAACTCTTACTTTAAAAGCAAACGAGTATAGAAAACTCAACGCTGAGATTGAAAACGCAAAAGAATTAGCTTCAAAGTTCTTTGACAGAGTTTCTTTGAGCCTAAAGTCAGACATCAATAAAGAGCTTAATGAGAAACAAATGGCCTATTTTGATGCTGTGCAGATGATTGTTGTAGCTCAAAAGATTGAGGACAAGATCACTGACGCTGTTTTAAGTCTTGGTAAAGAGCATGAGTCAAAGAACCCTACAGACGATACCAATGACAAGCATGATCAAGACAAAGGTACACCTGTAAAGTCTGTAAAAACTCCTAAAGCTACAGCTAAAGAAGCAAAAAAGACTGCAACAGAGCCTGTTAAAGATGTACCTGTAAAAGATCCTGTTGAAAAGAAAGCTGATGGAGCATGTGATCCTGGATCATCAGTATCTAAGGCTGTTAAAGCTGCTGCGCTTAAGGTAATTCACTCAACTGATCCTCAGTGGTTGTGGAGTGTTCATCAGTTAGCTTACAGCCAAATCAAGAATATACCAGCATCATTTGATATTGGTGTAATTGAAGATCTTGCAGCATGTCGAGCATGGGAGCTTCTTAAAGACAAAGAAGAAACTGTACTTGAAGGTGTTAACTTCAACGCTCAATACTTCGACAAGCAAGAAGGCTTTAAATGTTGCAGGGGGTTGGTTAGGACAGGACCACAGCTCAAATCAGCAATGGCTTTCAAGGCTCTTCACTCAATATGCGTCAACTATTACCAGTTCAATTCTAAAGGTATCAGCTTTGCTAGCAAGTTTATCTCCTATTGCAATTATGCAATAAAGCTTATTGATGATGAAAATGACAGGTCACTTGTATTAGCTGAAGCTGACAGACTTAAGAAAGCTTTTATTGATAACTGTCGAGCTAAAGAACAGGAGAGCCTCATAAATGAAACTAAGTAAAGACACAAAAGCTGTATTAAGCGACCTTATGGCAGGTGTTGGTTTTATTGGATGCTGTGCTGCAACTATCTACCTGTACAGCTATGAAGACGAGATTTACACCCTGTTAAACAAATTCTTTGGGCTCTAGTGACAGGCTCAAGACTAACAGACATTGAGGAGTAACCAATATGACTAAAGCTAAGCTCAAACAAAAGCTATATGACCTGATGGTAAACATTACCGTAAGCATGTTCATAATCTTAGCTTTTTTCATGGTGGCATCAATGTTAGAACAATTTCTGTAGCAACGAAAGGCAGAAAGAGCGCGCTCATCCGCTCTTAAATATGGTGAGTAAGTTAGAAACATGAAAATATCTCCTCAATGAGATTTACTGAGGTTAGGTTCTTAAGTTCATTCACTTTCCTAACCTCAGGCTTTTTGAACAAGTTTATAAGGAACTTATATGAATTTACTTAATAAAACAGAAGTTGCCATGAAGCTACACATGACCACGCAGACGTTCTTGAGACACTTAAGACTGGATTGGACAGATTTTCCTGAATCTTTCCCATTAACAAATTCAAGTAATGCTCAAAGAGTATGGATAGAGCCTGATATTGATGATTGGGTTCTAAAAAAAAGACAAGATTATCTTAAATCACACAAGGAATGAGTTAAAAAATGAGAGTTTTAGTTCACAAGATCTTCTTTGATGAAGAACCTATTTCAGTCTATTCACAATACGACCATATACACAGTGCTGAAGAGAAGCTATGTATGTTTATCAACGACAATAAGATTGAAAGTAAAGATATCCAGTGCATACATGCTTTTCCAATGACTGATGACAGTGGATCTTTAGTAGACGGTTATGCAAGCGTTTTTTATTGGGTAAACAAGGAATAACAAGATGAAGAAATTATATGGCGTTTGGTTTAAGAACAGTTACGAACCTTTAGCAATGTTGGATATCAAACTTACTGATAAGACATTAAAGCCTTATGAGCCTGTTAATACATATCTTTTGTACAAGGCTCTGTTTATGGGTGCCAGACCTACAGATATTAGAGCAGCATTTATCGCTTTAAAGAAAGGTGCTTTTCCTGATGTTATCAATAAGATCCAACCTTATCTGAAAGATCCTAAAACCATTTTGGAAGCATACAACACCTATGATGCTTATGAAACTGAGAGCAAAACCATGGATGAGATCAACAAAGAGCTTGATAAAGCTAATCCTGATACACCACAGGCTTTTGCAAAAGGTGTGATTGAAGCTCAGGAAGCTAATGAGGCTAAAGCCAAAGATGAAGTTAAAGACGTTAAATCTGATACCAAGGCAGTAGAGCGCGTTGAGACTGTAGAACCAAAGCCTACAGATACTAAGAAAGAAGACAAAAAGCCAGTGATTGAGATTAAAGATGAGAAGAGCATTGAGAAAGCCTGCCGAAGCTCAGCAGAGGTTAAAGCAGATGAAAAGACGGAGACTGAGATTAAGACACTTGCTAAGGTTTCTCCAAGAACAGGAACAAAAGGAGCTGATGCAGCAAAGCAAGCCGTTCCTGTAGCAAAGGTCAATGTAGATAAAGCAAAGTATGTCTTTGGTGTAAGAGTAGGCACATACGACAAGCTACTTCGCGCTCTGGGCTTTGATGATGAGTATATCAATGCAAACTTATCAAACTTTGAGATGGATAGCCATGCTCTAGAGTTTGTTGTAGTCGATGAGCTTTGCCATAAGACAAAAGTTGATAAAGGTACCTTGGTATTTCAAATGAAACGTTTATTAAAAGCTTATGAGCTTAAATACAAATATAGCAGCTTAAAAGATGATGAGCATAGAACTGACCGTGTGAAGTTTCGTGTAGGTCTTTTAAATGCTGCAAAGCGTTTTGAACTTAACGGCAATCATCCTTTAAACAAGACAACTGTAGCAAAGGCATAACTATGAGAGTAAGTGAGCTTAAAGCTTGGCTTAAGAGCGTTGAAGATGAATTTGATGGTTCTGATCCTGAGATTGGTATTGACGTCTTAGCAGGCAAACATATCGAGTTCTGGTCAATGAATTTAGACGGAGCTCACTTTATTAAAAAGGATAATTGCCTGTCTCTCTTTCAAGTTCGCTTACGCTCTCCTATTCCTCATGGAGCTTTACTAAAAGTTAAAGTACCTGGATTGGATAGCTTAGAGTGCAATCTGCATGATGCTATAGCTCGTTTTGTTGAGGAATACGAGGTATCAGGCGACTTAAAAGCATGGCAAGAGCAAGATATCGATATGCAGGAGTTTACCGTTGCTGTTATCAAAGATGATGTCTCTCGCTTGGTTCGCCTGTCTGAGGACTTGTTGTGTATATACAACAGAGATGATCTAATCGAGAAGTACAGTTTATTAGTTACTAAAGAGTAAGACCCAGTATGAAGTTTTTAACTGTTGAGATGGATAACTTTATTAAAGAGCGTGTGCTTTATGAAGTTAAGGTAAATAAGCTGTCCCCTGCCGATGCTCATGATAAAGCAAAACAAGCTTTAAAAGACTTGATCTTGAGAGTGTATGGCGCTGAGACAAGAGCAATTTACATTAAAGATTACGGCTTAAAACCTGATATCGCTCTTCAGGCTGCTGTAAGTGATTGCAAGATCAAGATTGAGACTTACTTTGAGACTAAGGCTCCTAAAGTGGGTAAACAATCTGACAAAGTTGTCTGGACAAATGGCTTTCATAAATCGTAAATGATAAACCAACTAAGGAATAAAACAATGGAACATGAAACATCACAGAACCTTATCAAGGTTGAACTGACAGTTAAACAGCTTACAAGTATCTTAATCAATTTTGATTATCTGAATAAGCTGGCAAAGGAACGTGGAAAATCACTAATAGCCATTAAATACTCAAATGATATAGAGCCTTTTAAGAAAGCTTTGAACTACACCCTTGCCGAAGATCCTCGTCAATTTTCAGCCGAAGAATGTGACCTCTTATATTGGGCTAATAAGTTTGTTAATGATCCTGATGCTGCTAAGAAGATTGATGAGTTTTTCTCATACTTTAATTCTGCTAATGATTAACAAGAGTATAGCTACATTGAAAAGCATGAAGTATGCGCCCCCACAATTTGGTTAGGCGTTTGGTTAAAAGGTGAATAGTATGAAGTTTAAGAATTTTGATATTGAAGATGTGTTTGGTCCTAACGACACTGAACAGGCAAAAGCCTATATAGGCAAAAAGGGATACTATGCTGACTATATAAATCAATTAGATGAATTTATTGAGAATAAAAAACATATTGGTCCATTATATTCGATTGATACTGTTAAAGACGATACTTTCGAACGTTTTTGTAGTTGGCAGTAGTTTTGACTACAGCTGTCACTATACTTTCTTTTTACCATTAGACAAAGTTAAGAAAACAGAGCCTACAGAGACAAAAGTTACTTATAGATATCGACCTTTTAGAACTATAGCAGAAGTTGATGAGCTTTTAGCAAAAGACAATGTAAAACATTATTGCTACGTTGGAAGCGATTTATGTCTTAGATACAAGGCTAAACCTAATATTACTAAGCAGATTACAATCACAAATTTAGAAGTAGATACAAAAACTAATAGATTACTCTTTATAAATAGTTTTACTCCTAAATACCTGGTTAAGACTTTTGATATTAAGCTCGCTGGTGAATGGTTCCCTTTTGGAGTGGAGGTTAAAGATGAGTAATGGCGAAGTTAGTTTTAAGCTGTTTGCTTGGTAGTTAAAGTTTTAAATATTTAGTGATTGCTAGCACAGCATAATTCACTTAGCTTTGCTAGCATTAAAGAAAAGAGAGAGAGGTGTGTTATGCAATTGACTTGTTATAGATTCCATCTATGTGTAGAACATTCGTTATTTACCTTCAACATAAAAGAAACAACAGGCAAATCTGAACAGGAATTGGAGGACAACAAGCAAAACTTATTTTGGAAAAACTTACTTAAGATTATCAAAGAATTAGAAAAGGATGATAATTCTAATCTTAAAGAAAAGTATTCAACAAGACTGATATTCAAAGATGATGATAAAAAACTTTTGTTCTTTAGATTTGGAAAATTAAGACAAACTTCAATTCTTGAAGCTAATTTAAAAACAACAACACTTGTAAACAATTGGGAAAAATATTCAAATATCTTCATAGATCTTGAAAGTCAAATTGCTTGCATTGAAGAAGATAATTTATCTTTTAATATGATAGATAAAAATCTTTTTAACAAAGTTAGAACTCCTCTTTCTAAATCTTTTATCCAATTAAAGTTTATGGCAATGTCTGAATCAAAGACCTACTGGAACTTTATTAGAGAAAATAGAGGAACTATATCTGAACTGTTTGTAGAGGTTTATGGTAAAAACATGCCTCATCAAACGCAAGCAGCCAATGTTGTATTAAGAAGGATGCAGAGTAACTTTCAAGCTGATAAATCATCGTTTAAAACTGTAGAGTCAAAAGGCAGACTTGTGCTTGCAGACGATGATCCTGATGTTATAGGTATTGCTGATTTAGCTGACTCTGGAATGGCAAAGGTTGAAATGAAAACCATTAGTACAGAAACTTCCCCTCAAAAAGTATTTAAGTCTCAAGATAAGACCTCTGTTAAGGAAATCAACGTCGTTAAGAAACAGTTGGATGAGAATGTAGATAGTAACTCAGATAGCTACATCAGATATATATTTGATTTAATAAGAAAATGCTTTAAAGGTTAGAAAAGCTATGCTTAAGATGTTTATTGATTATTGTAAATCATGCTCTTTTGATTGGATCATAATCTTTTGCTTAAGCATTATCCTACTTACTTTAGATTCATATTTTTTAAACAATACCTTACTTGATTTATTTAGAGAGAATTGCTTTAGCACTATCTTAACCTTATACTCAGTCTTTATTGCAAGCTACATGATTGCATCACCTTATATTGTATCTTGTGTTAAAGATCTTGCTTCTTATAAAGGCAAAACTCCTGATGACTGGGAAAGCTGTTTAAATATACTCTCAAATGTAAGATCTGCAATCACAGAAGGTACAGTTACTTTTATATTCTGTCTTGTAAGCTGGCTTATTTTTAAACATAACTTTAGCTTCTACTTTGTAAATTTCTTTTTTGCAACACTGGGGTTTTCTTGTTTAATCAATATCTTTTACATAATGCTTGACTGCGTAAAGATGATTAATGTTGTAAGTACAATATCCTTATACTGTCATAAAGAGGATTTTGACAAACAGCATTAACTCTTCCACTTTCCCCAATTTTTGCGCTATACTATATATGTAGCTACGAGCTACCGTGCCTAAGAAACACGACAATCAATAGCGCAGATGTTGCGACAAGCGTCATCTCACCTCTTTAAGTACACAGTCATTAGACTTCGTGTATCTGCTGTATGGTGAGTGTGGTGTGAATATATCGAATAAACACCGCTCGACTATTGACGAGTTTCTTAGCACTCACCGCCCCAAAAGCATTTAAGAAGTAAATCAATAGGAGACATTCACTATGTCTAATCAAATCTCAACTTATAACTTCCACAAATCAAACATTCGTGTTATTACATCAGAAGATGGTGTGGTCTTATTCTGTCTTGTAGATGTATGCGCAAGTCTTCAGTTAACCAACGCAAATAATATCGTTAACCAAATTAAAGAGGAATTTAGCATCCCTATGTTAAACATAGGTATGGTCACCCGCCCTGACGGCTCAATAATTGAAGCTAACTTCATCACCGAGCCACAGCTCTACTTCGTAATGATGAGGTCACGTGCTAAGGTTGCCCGTGAGTTCAGGCAGTGGATTTGTAATGAAGTATTACCTTCAATTCGCGCTCAAGGTGCCTATGTTGCAAATAACACTCATGTAGATGATCATGAGGCTGAGGCTGAATCTCAAAAACGCTGCTGGTATGTAAAGCAGCTTACTGACTTATGCCAGAAGTACAACATCTCAGATGAGGCTTTAGTTGCAGCTGTTAATATTGCCCAACGTGCATTTAAGCAAGGCTATGCTATCGCGCTCAATAAATCTACAGATACTACAGACAAGCAGCCAAAGGCAGATGATAGATTAACCATCACTGAGGATGAGGCTACTGCAATTGATCACATGATCTACTTCCATGATATGTTTAAGCCAGATGTCTTACAGGTTTTCAGAAAGGTTACTAAGCTACAGTCTCAGCTTGCAGCACTGGTATGTACTATCCAAGATCTTCCTCTTGCTCGTCTTTATGAGTCAGCTACAGCTCCTGAAGTAAGCTGCCAAAGATTAAAGAGGTTTAATACTACTAAAGCAAAGAAAGGTGAACTTGTGGTTAGTGCTTAGAGATGTTAGACATATTGTCAAAGTCTACAAAAGCCAGAGGCGCCCTACTAAATAATTAGTAGCGACGCCTCCTAAAACTCCTTCTACAGCTAGGTAGATGAGCTAGTTCGTGCAAAATAAAAGGACTGCCCTCCCGCGTGGAGGGGTGGTTAATGAGTTTTAATTTTTATTCTTTGACAGAAATTTTAAATAGTTTAACAGTGATAAAAAGATGGTTGCTATCATTGAGCCTGTAAACGCTAATGATATTCCATAAATTACATAGACATGCCAATCTACAGTTTGCAGATATATCGATATTATTTTTTCATTGCTGTTTATAAGATGAAGATATCTGCAACCAAAAATAATAATTATGATAATACCTACAATAAATAAGGCATATCTTAATATTGTCTTATAATAATTTAACGTTTTAGCAGCTTTTTGTTCCAAAGAGTCATCTTGATTTTCACCTGATTCCTCCTGAACAGAGCTTCCATGCAATTTATCAAGCTCTTTTGTGTCAATATCACTTGTCTGAGGCATGCTTTATTAACCTTTTTTCAAAATAACTCTTAATAACCGAATCATCTAATGATGAATGCATTCCTGTATTTTTCACAGTATAAGACCATGGGCTGTCTGGTAAATGTGTCCATTCAACCAATTTACCTGCAGGATATTTTGCATAAGCATCTATAACCTTTTTTAGTAATGTTCTTTCATCTTCTGAAAGAAGATCTTTGCATTGATCTTTGTATTCAAGTAAGTATTGAACAAAACCATCTCTATTTCTAGAAGTAACATTATATACTCTAGGAAATACAGGACCATGTGGCCATGCTTTAGGATGCTCTGTACAAATACGTTCATCGAATGCCGCCAGCATTACACCATAACAGCAATATAAAAGTTTTTGCAGTTTTGTAAGATTGATAAAGTAATTAGATATAGCACAGTGTTTAACGATAAATGAGGCTATATCAATACTATCTAAAAAGATTTCTCTCATATATTCCTCCTTATAATTTTATCTATAAAACACTCTATATATAGTTTAAAACATTTTATAGTTTTCAGTCCAGCTAAATATCACAGACTGTAAAATATATAAATAAACGTGCTTTTTAATATATTTATAGATTATTTACTTGCCTTTAAATAATCAATAATATATAATTATAAACATAAGGAGGTGAGAGATGAAAGACAAAAAGAAACGTAAGCAATCCCGCAAACGTAAATGGTCAAGCGCCATAATAATCGCAGTGCTAGACATACTGATACAGATTATTCTTTGGATACTTGACCACTTCTTCTAAACATCAGCCCTTAGGTTGGAGGCCTAAGGGCTTGCTTAAAGTTTAAGTTAAGATTGGAGAAAATACAATGAAAAAATTAGATAAACTTGATTGGATCTTAGTGCTGTTAATTATTTTAATTACTATTGATGCAATTAGGTTAATTGAGACTATATACACAAAATTCTTTTAGGGAGGTTAATCATGAGAGGTGGATACAGAGAAGGTGCAGGACGTCCTGTTGGAACCACAGGCCCTAACAAAGCACCAGAACTTAAGAAATCAGGGCGCATTGTTGTTGTCTGTACTGAAGATGAGATGAATCAGATTAAAGAGCTTGCAAAATCATCAGACAAAACCACAAGCAGATTTATTGTGGATACAATCTTAAAGAAGTGAGTTTAAGGCAGTAGAGATACTGCCTAAATTGTGTGATAATAGAGAAAAATGAGTGTGCTGAATCACGTGGGATCCACCGCCACATATACGCCACACAAGGCATCTTATATGCTAGATTTAATTATAAATCAAAAAGTAATTTGCAAAAAATGGTGGTCGTTCTCACCGCCATAGCACCTTTTAGGTGCTTTTGTATCTAAAATCACCTAATTATCCTTTCTATTTTTTTCTTAATTTTCAATAAAATAATCGTTAAAAATCGGTGATACTAGCAGAGCTACTATCATAGCTAGTATCAAATAAATGCTACAATATGTGGCGCTAATGTGGCGTTTACAAATGTACAGTCACAAAAACGGCTAAACACCACATGGATAATTCAGGAGCATTTATGCTTACATTTTTAGAAAAAAAAGCCAGGCAAAAGATAAGGAATACAACTTAGCTGATGGTAATGGCTTATACCTGCGCATACTACCCTCAGGTATTAAAAATTGGATTGCTAATTTTAGATCTGATGATAAAAAGATAAGTAAGAAACTAGGATCATTCCCTGAGTTATCTATCAAAGAAGCTAGAGAGCAGCTATCTCTTTTAAAAGCCCAGGCTAAATTTGAAGGTTCTCCTGTTATTAAAGAAAAGGTTCATACATTTGAAGAGATCTACTATGAGTGGATTGAAGTTAAGAAGGTTAAAGTAAAGAATTGGCAGGACATCTCTAACCGCATTGAGCGCTATATCCTACCTTCATTAGGTAAGATTGACTACAAAGCTATTACTCCTGTAGCTTTTGTTGAGATCTTAAAACAAGATCTTTATACCAGAGGTAAGTACGAAACTATTAAGCGTATTTGTCTGTACATTAAAGAGATTGACATCTACGCTTTAAATATTGGTTATGTAAAAGAGCTTCACTTCCAAAATCTTTACTCTGTATTCCCTGTTAAGACGGTTATCAAAAACAGACCTTCTATTCATTACTCACAGTTAGCGTCTGTTCTTAAAGAGTTACAGGTTTAATTTTGACTAAAGTGTTTACCTTCCACAAATCACATTCAAGGCCATCTTTACCTGTACGCCATCCTAAAACTGTATATGTAATTTTTTTAGATTGAGCTTCTCGATATTTTGCTTCCTGTTCTGGTCCATTTGATATGCCACCGTTCATGGTCTGCTCTTTGTAGCGATAGAATCTGAATCTTTTAATTTTCTCATCTTGGCATTTAGAAATTTGCTGCAGGTCATCACCAAATTTCTTATTATTTCCATTCTGATCATTGTCATACCAGTAACGAGAGAAACGTTGACTGTAATCTTTCTGTGTTGATGCTGTCAGAATATTGGTTCCTAATTCTAATGTTGCACCAGATGATTTCGGATCATCAGTATCAGTAATTATCAGATTGCCATACTCATCATCCATAAAATACAGACCTAATGATTTGGTTAAATTCTGAATTGCCTTAAAAACTGTTTCACTGTTTTTAACAGTTGAGTGAACATTTGAATTAACCGCAGCCTTGTTTGACTCACAGACAAGTTTTATTCCATAAGGAGCTATTAACTGAGATACAGCAAGCTTTAAAGGGATGTTTTTAAACTGAGTAACAGCCTTTGTAATATTAGGCTCTACAAAAGATTTGCCTCCGTTAATATTCTTTGTCCAAGAATTATTTTTAATGCTTGATAAGTCATATCCCTGTGGAGCTACGTTACAGTCTACTAAATCCTCTGTCTTACTTCTGCCAACAACTGAAGCTGTCACAGATGTACCGTTATAACTGATTGGAGTTGAGTCAATAAAGCCTGTCAGTACAAGATCATCTCCTATTGTGAGCTGGATTTCATCACCAGAAGTAAACTTTGGAATTTCACTTTGGGCATAAACTTTTGAAGTTATGTCCAGCTGAAAAGTTCTAGATAACGCGTTAATCTCTGAAGTAATAGATACAGATGACCAGTAGTTATATGTAGTTGCACTGTTAACTTTAAGCTGTACTGTGTTTTTTTTGACCATAAAAAAGCCCACAATTAAGTGGGCCTCCATAACAAATTAAAACTAATATTTTTCACATTCAATAGAATCATCAGAATGCTGTATACAGCGATATTCTTTGCCATCGATCGTTACTTTTGTTCCCCTACTCATAGGATCAATCATACTATTGACTCTAGCTACTTTTAACTGGTCTTCCAATGAACCAAGCTGTGCAAAGTCCTCATCTTCCCAATTACAATCTTCTGTAAAACCATCCTTGGGAGAACAGTAAGCATTCGCACATCCGATTGATGACAACAAAGCAATTAAAACTATTAATTTTTTCATATCAACTATCCTTCTTTTCTTGAATTATAGTCTAAAAATTAATGGTTAAAACACTAAGATACAGATTTTGTAATTCTGATTGGAACCTTTTGCATGAACAAAGGAAAATGAATGTTATTACGTCTTATGATTTCATCCACTCTGCTGGTATCGCCATACTGTTCATAAGCTAAAACCAAAGTAGGCTGTGGCTCTTTTGGAGTTACAGTTATGGTTTTACCATCAGCTAGAACCTCATTTGTAAATGTAATGATAAACATTGCTGTAAAGTTCCTCCAGACTTTCATACAGATTACTGTCATCAGTTCCCTGATATATCATTTCAGCTTCAATAACTGAAAGAACTTCATTACGCAGTGCAAGAATTTAATCTTCAGATTTGGTATTTCCGGCAGTATCAGCATCCCCGTCACTCTCACCATCCAGGTTTGTTCCAACAAGAGAAACAATACCGGCTAACTGAGCAAGTAAAGTAAGCCTTACTGAAGTTTTTACAGCTTCAGCTAATTCTGATTTCTGAGTGTTAATATCAGTCTGCCTAAAATCAACTGCTGTTCCTTGAACCGCACCTTGAGCAGTTCCATGAGATGTCCCAAGAGCAGTGCTGGTGACTGATGAGGTTGTACTTAATTCATTAGAATGAATTAAATTAAGTACAGCGTGACCTGCATTTCTCCAGTTCTGAATAACATTAGAGTAATTGCCTACTCCTAACTGATACTGTACGCCAGACTGAGACTGCAACAGGGTGCCTACAGGGACATCCACAACGTCGTTATAAT